CGGATCAAATTCGCTGCCGCACTTCATAGCACACACACCCAGCTTGCCCTCTTTTAAACTAGATTTATTCCAACTTGATTGTATACTACTAAGCAACTGTCCTTGCATTACAGACTCAAGTCCAAGAGTTATTGCGTTAATTGCTGTTTTGCCGCCCGCTGCATCAATGTGATCCCATATTTGTTCTACTCTGTAATCCTCGTGCCACCACTTATACATGCGTCCGGCGGTCCAACAACAGGGCATTAACAATCCCTCTGCTGTAATGAATATGTTTTTTTCTTCTGCTACTTTACATTTAATTGTGCTGCTATCATAATACTCACGCATTGATCCGTAGGTCTTTTCAATCTCTGACTGTTTAGCTAGCGCAGTATTTTGATTTGACTCTTGTTCGGGCTTTGCGATAACTGCAGTATTTTCGCCCTTGCGGTTCTTAGCTTGATGTGCATCTTTACTAATACTATTAGCTGTAATAAATCTACTGCTTTTCTTTTTTTGAAAACGCTCAAAGCCCATGGTCTGACTTAGTTCTTCAGCTTCATCAACTTGATGTTCATTGTGTTGGAATATTAAATAATCCCAGCGAGCTCTACCGCCTGCAGCAATAAATGCTTTGGCATTACGATAAACATTATTCCAATTAACGCCCTGTCGATACATGTGATTGGTATCTGCTAATCCGTCAATGCTGAATATAACTGCGCCGTTACGTCCAAAAGTTTTAGCTAGCGCATACCACCAGGTGCTGTTCTTAGCACCCGCATTAGTATTCATACTAAGCCACATTGTTGGATTGTGTTCTCTAAAGTAATTAAATATTTCTAGCGTATCTCTAGCCATAATGGGATCACCTAAGTTACCACACATATACATTGTTTTAAGTTGACGAATAAACTCTGGTTTGAATATCTGTTTACAATCGTCCATTGTTAATTCAGCATTAGTAATATGCTTATTGTCTACGCCGCCGTTTTCATTACGATCACACATAGGACATGAGGCTTGGCAACGCTGTGTTACTTCTAAATGAACTGTAGTTATTTCATCATAACTATACATCCCAGTGCATCCTGTTGTTTAATTGTCTAGTATATTCTAAAGCAAGAGCCTTCATGTCATCAAATGTAATTCTATGATGCATTATAAGTCCATCTTTGTATGAGGTAAACTTAATATAATTGCCTTTATCTTCTACAACAATGTCAGTGTTATACATTGCAGTAACGTTTAACCAAGCGGGTGCATTCCATTCTTGTAATAGTATTTCAAAGGCCTGTATACTAAAATGATATTCTCTTGCACAGTTATCACTCATACGTACAGTTAGTTTAACCTTGTCATTTTTATACAAGTATATTTTTAAATTATCTTTAAACGGTTTCATTATTCTTCCAATATTAGTTTTACGTGTTGACCTGGACCTGTTAAGCTAGGCAAGTCGCCGTATTCCTTTACATACCATTCAATAACAGTTCGATACCATTTATGACTGTCGTGATGTGCTGCTTGATTAAACTGCCAAATGTTATTATTAGTAGCTTCTATAGCGGTCAGTGCTCTAGCTGATTCTGTTTGCAGTTCTCTAAGAGATAACTTACTTAAATCCAATTTTCATATACCTTGTATACTTTGTTAATTTAAGTTCACCCGTATATAGTGTTTGTGTCATTGGAACATTTGCACTAAATTCATCTAATGTATTATACGTATTTACATGTTCATCAACTTCAACAAAATTGTTAGCTTGTAATACTAATAGCTTACCTGGCGGTATTTTATTATACCATTCATCAAACGGATCAATATGTTCACAGCTTGTATTAATAATAGTATCTGGTGCTTCTGTTATTGGATAGCTCATTCTAATATTAGCTGTACTCCAACAACTCCAAGTATGTTCGTTATAATCAATCGCCATAATATCTTGTGTAATTGCTTTGAATCGCCATTGTTGCATAAACCATGGTTTGTTGAATATTTCAGCAATATCTTGACAGTCGGGATCTATATCAAAACTTCTAATTTTACCCACTCTAAGATTAGATTCAAACATCATAGTAGCAAGTATAGCATACCATCCCGCACATAAAAATACTGTACCTAATTCAAGATTAAGTTTTTTAAGTTCTTTTATAAGCCATAGTTTACTTTGTAGCTGTCCTCTGCTAAAAGAATCTTCTACTATCTTTGTTTCGGTTATATGTAAACTTTTAAATGCTGCTACAAACTGTGTATCAACATAACGATCTAATACAGGCCATAACTTCCAAATATTATCTTCTAAAACAAGTTTGCGTAGCTCATCATCGTCTACTAATCTAAATATACTGTGTAAGTTTTGTTCTAATACTGATTTTCTAAGATCATCGATATTACCTTTAATCTTTGCAGGCAACAATCTAAATATACTACTAATGTCTTTATCTATATAAGCTCTGCGTAGGTCTGCTAAATCTTTATTCTTTGAATATAGTAATTCAAATCTATCTAATAATTCAAACGTTTTCATACTTCATCATCCACTGCCCGATCAAACTGTGTACGTAACCAATCAAAGTCGTTAATCTTTCTGAGTGATTTTATATCGTTACGATAATGCATACCAAACTCTTTACCTTGGTTAGCACCCATAATACAATATTCACCAAATGGTCTGTCTTTACCACGACTGCACCAAATATCTAAACGATATTCATTATCAATATTATCACCGTTAGGAATAATACTGCTGGCTAGTTTAGCACATTCCCTAAACGAACTTTTCCAAGTTTCAAAAGGATTGGTATTAAATGCTGTAATATTACTAATTTGAAATTTAGGAACAAACGGACAACCAATTGTAGTTGTCATATCCACATTCCATTTTTTAGCTCTGAGCATTGAGCTGCGTGGGAATAGTTTAGCACCACCATAACCATATACTAAGTCGTTAACAGGATTGCGACTGCGCCATACATAAACACAATCAGTCTCTGGTACGTGTCCATATTCAAGTTTACGAGTGTCGGGTCTAAAGTTAAACCCAAAGTCTTCTTCTAGTATAGCATCAGCATCAATAACATAAAAGTGACTGGTTTCTGCTATTTCTGCTGCAGCTTTGTGTGCATTAAAGATACCTTTAACACCTTGCACTCGTTTTGCATGTGGCGCACTGTATTTGAGTATTTCAAAGTTTTCATCCGCAGTTTCTTCAAAATAACTAATTTGAATTACGTCTAACATAATTTCTCCATAATTTAATTTTTAGTATAACACATCTTTCGGCTGTTGTCTAGAATACTTTTTTCATAAGCTCAATGCCTAAGACAGGGTGTATCTCGGTAGTGCCGTTTATTGTTTCTTCGCTGGGGGCAATGAAAACAGATATGTCGTTAAACTTATAACCCATTCTAGCAAACGGTATTACGGGTGCTGTGGTATATCCTGTAACAGCGCCGCCTTCTACGTAGAAGTTATTCAAGTTATATTCAACGCCAGCATAAGCACTTACTGTGCTTTCACTGTTGTAATAAACGCCTGTAATAAAATGTTCATGCTGTAATCTGACATGAGGATGAATGCCGTTGTATTCATTTTCAAATCCTGAGTGATATGATAGTGCCATTCCAATTAATAGGTCCATTAAATTAACTCCTTAAATTATTCATATATGAATGGATCACGCTTACGCAATTCTGCTAAACGCTTTTTGAAACGCTTACGTTCTTGATATCTAGTCCAAGGTGTTAAAATGAATTTTATAATTTTGGCAAACATACGTTTACTCCATATATAGTTGACCAACGCTCTGCATCAGCTCTTGTATTTACAAGAGGCTCACCTTTAATATTTAAGCTGGTATTAAGTAGCATAGGAGAACCAGTTAGCTCGTACCATTGTTCTAATAACTGTCTGACAGGGCCATCGCCTTTAGCTACTGTTTGCACACGACTTGTGCCATCGTAATGCGTTATAGCAGGGAACAGCTCTGGGTATTTACACTTAACAACAAACTGCATATATGGCGTGCTAATTAAGTTGTCGGGCATATCAAAGTAATCGTGTGCATATTCCTCTAGTATCATAGGAGCAAACGGTCTAAATGCTTCGCGTTGCTTTATAGTGTTTACCCTGTCCTTAACATCAGGACCCCTAGCATCAGCAAGAATACTGCGATTACCCAAAGCACGAGGACCAAACTCCGCCCGTCCTGCGGCAACTGCTGTAATTTTCTTTTCGACCAGTTCTTGTATAATTGTATCAATTGGATATTCTCCCTCTATGTTGTGTCCTAAAAATGCACTATCGAACTCGATGTGCTGCTTATAATGTGCAAGTACACAACCTATTGCACTGCCCGCATCACCTGGATTGGGCATAATCCATACGTTATTAAAGTACTTATACGCTAGTGTATTAGCTAAACAATTAAGCGCACACCCGCCCATTAGCACAAGGTTATCACTTTTAGAAGATATGCGTGTCATGTGAACTAAACGATCAAATATTTCTTCGTATATACGTTGTGTTGCTGCTGCAATGTCTGCATAGTCTTGTACGCTTGTTAACTCTGGCGCCCAGTCTCGGCAGCCACGATGGCAGTCACGTTTAAAGAATATTGCTGTATCATAAGTGTCAGGCATTTTAAGTATAAAATCACGTTTAATACGATTATACAGTCTATTGGGGTCGCCCACTGCTGCCATACCCATAAGGATATATTCATGCTCTTGTGGTTTTAGTCCTATGCGCTGTGTCATTGCACTGTACCATATGCCCACACTGTCTGGATAACGCTGCGTAAACTTACGCTTTAGCTTGTTACCCGATGCGTCCCATATAGTTAACGTATCCCATTCACCTATGCTATCAATAACAAGGATAGCTGCATTATCGAATTTGCTGGTGTAATACCCTGCTGCTGCATGGCTTAAATGATGACTAGTGCTAGTTGATTTAGGCGCATATAAACAGTATCTACGCATATATGTAGTAGGTGATTCCTTGCCAAGTACATTGTACTGTTTAGCTGCAAACTGTCTAGTTTTCTTTAATAGCGGCTGTTCATAGTAATATACTCGTTCGGGTCTACCATATGCAAGTGCTTCAGCAATCAGATCAGCGTGTAGGTTTTTATCGTTTTTAATTTTGCTGTAGCGTTCACTATGTGCTGCCCACAATAGTGTTAGCTTGTTATCGGTATCAGAGAACACAGCTAGACTTGCGTCATGGCTCATGCCCGTCCATCCCCATACTATCATCTCACTGTGTCCCCGCATATGCCATATATGTTTGGTATTGTACTGGGTATTACTGCGTCGATTAAGTCTAGCCAAACTGCTCTAGGATGATCGATAAATGTATTAGGGTAGCACCAGAGATGACCCAGTGTTGTTATCGTAAGTTTATCTGTTTCATGCCAAAAGCAATTGGTTCTCATTTTCAATAACTGTACCAATGCTTCTAAATTTTTAGCATGACACCACACACCTTGCTGTTGTAAGAACGCCGGGTCTGCAGCCAGTTGTGGTTCATCATGTCCGTAGTATAGTGTGCCACGATGTGCGATTAGATCACACTCTACATCATACCCTAAGCTGTATGCATGTTTTAAGTATGCGTCATCGTTTTCATACGCTAGGCTGACGCCGTCTACGTTTCCTCTGTGTGCTATGAATTTAGCCATAAATTTAAATCCTCTGGAGTACCTATTCCTTGCATATGATTTACTTTAACTGTTTTAACTGTGCCGCCAATGGCAATTGTATAATTATATGCTGGAGCAAGATAAAATTCGTTATTATATCTATCGTCGGCTGCAATCATTTGCGCTGCACTGTGTTTAAACATTTGCCAACGCCGCCAATAATAATGACCAGTCGTTGCTTCGCTGCTAATAGGATCTTTTTCCTTAACACGTATTACATTACCAGTATCATCTGTTTGTGCAAAACTCCATTTAGGATCACGCTCGGGACAATCAAATGTAAGTATAACGCCATCGTTGTGTCGTAGTTTATCAAATTCGTCAGTGTCCCATTTAATAATCTGATCACAGTTACTGATAAAAACTGAATCATCAAGATCAAGGTATTGGTCTGCAGTTAATACACTACAGGCTGCACCTTTAGTTAAATGTTCAAGTTCAATAACTTTTGCTGTGGGGTAATGTTCTAATACTCTATCTTTGATGTTGTGTTCTTTACGTATAATAAAGATCATGTCATCAAATGTTAAATTAATATCATCAATTGATCTAACAAACATTGGTTTGCCTTTAACGTCAATTAAAGGCTTTGGGTCAGTATAGCCCGCAGTGGTAAAACGAGAACCGTTCCCTGCCATTGGCATAATAAGTTTAAAGCTCATATAGTTTCTCTATTAAATCTTTGCTATCTTTAACTGCTACAACAGTTGCGCCTGTTAGTAGCGCACCTTCAATTCCCAATGGACTATCTTCAAAAATTATAGTATCACTGGGTTTACTATTCGTTATTCTCATACACTCATTATACATCCAAGGATTGGGTTTAGCAACACCATAATCTCTAGTGTACACACATTCAAATTGCCATAGCTGCAGTATGTTCATGCATCTAAAAACAAATTCACTTCTACTGTTACTTGCAATGCATAACTTATACTTATTATATAAACGATCGAACTGTTCTGCGAGTTCTTTATTATATTTCACATATTCATGTATATGCGCCCTAGTATGTTCTTTCTTTAAATCATCTACATTATCGTTTAATTGATAACCTTTGTTTCTAAGATACTTTATCTTTTCAGTAGTAGGCTTTCCTTCTACTTCGTGATCTGTGTATTCGATGTTGGGTATTTGTGTTGTTACCGCCCAACGGAATCCATCTTGATGTAATTTCTTACAGTCCACTAGTGTGCCATCCAAATCAAATATTAATGTTTTAACCATAATGGAATTCCTTTATTAACTACTAACATAAATATTTATGACATGAAAATATATGTAGATATAGACGGGACAATATGCACCGACAATGGTGCTCGCCCTAAAACAACAAAAGACTATTTAAAAGCATCTCCACTACTAGATCGTATTACTGTAATTAATATGTTATATGACACAGGACACGAAATATATTATTGGACTGCCCGTGGTGCAACCAGTGGTGTTGATTGGACTGAAGTAACTACACAACAATTAAATGAATGGGGATGTAGATATCATAAGCTCATTATGAATCATAAACCTCACTTTGATTTATACATATGCGATAAAAGTTGGAACGCAGACGAATGGTTTACTCGAAATTTGTATGAACAAATTGCTCTAAACGAAAAGAACTAACTAGTCGTTCGAATATATATGTAAATCCAATTTCATAATAACTTTTCATTAATGATCGGTTCTCGTTTGCATAGTATGATACGCAAACGTCTACACTTTTACTAATACAACCTTCAGGGTTAAACGTTATCGCCATAGTTTTTGCGCCTGTTTTTTTAGCAATATCAACATAAGCGTAACTGCTGGCAGTATTACCGCTAGCTGTAACAAATATAACTAAATCTGTGTCAGATAGTTTAGGAACTTGTAGATCTTCACTGTGCGTTGCATTGTAGCCTAGTTGACACAACCGTTGCATAAACATTTTTGCCACAAGTCCCACCCGGCCTTTAGCAACAAACACTATGTTTTTAGCTGTTAAAATCTCAGTGTTAATCAATATTTCATTTTGTTGGTTGTACAGTTGTTTATAGCTGTCCCAAATACTGTCAAATTTATTCATTGCGTCATCCTTTAAGTTGTTTAATTGAATGTAGGAATAAAAACTTATTCAAGTTGTCGTCAACATTAAGAGGCGCCATGCTCATCCATATACACCCCACTCCCAGTTCTATTTTCTTAATATTATTTTTATAAATTTTAGATTCTCTAAACTGGCGCAATCTATCAGTGTGCATATATTCAATATCAATTTGATATTTATTGTCTACATTGAATAGTTTATAATGTTTCATATTGATGTTGTTCAATTGAAGATTGTGATAAAATTTGCATATATCATAATATATATCTTTTACTGCACCTTCACGATGATCTATGTAGTAAATATTACTGTCGCCCACAATGATATTGTCCAATATTAAATCACCATGACATGGCCCCAGGGTTCCTGTGTATATGGTTTGCCAATCCAAATTTTCAATAAGTCTGACAGGATCAATACACTGTTCATTAACAAAAATTGTTTTGGCAAACTCTGGATACTTGCGTATCATCATATCAAAACGTTCTAGTGTTTTTTCACGCCATATATCTTTGGCTGTTGTGCTTGCGTTGTTGTTGATACAATATGTCCACAGTAATTCCAAATTGCTAAACACACGATCAAAGTTGTCTCCTGTTGCATTTGTGATACCTTGAACATAACTGTAACTTAGACCATGATCTGTAAATATTATAGGTCCGGGATGAGGAAATACAGTAGCATCATTGACAGTGTTGACCAGACTTTCTATTGTTTTGTCAAACAGTTTTACTATGCGATTGTTCACATAATATATTTCTTGACGATGTTTGTCCAATAGATCAAACTGATCTTTAAACAATGATTTGGTTAAATTATAACTTTGATTGTTACCTACATCATACCATTTGTCCAACATCACGTGATTCAATGTTTTTAATTTATTGTAAACTAGATAATCATTTCTCAAAGCGTCGGTGCTGTGTAGTGCATTATAAAAGTCCTCAGTGTCTTTAACATATCCAATGCCTGCAAATATCCCACCGTCTACAGCATCATAATAATCCACGTTGTATGGATCGCATAAAAAAACAGTGTTTTCCACTACAGTGGGAACTGTTGATGACCAGTTGTCACAACTATTGAGATAAAAAGGAGTTTCAAATACATACGACGGTATTTGCTTTAAACTGGATATCTGGCTTTCTTCCCAGCAGTCAATAACAATAAATTCTATATTAGTATAACCTGCATGTTTAATATACTGTTTAATATAATCTTGATTATGGCCTAGCATGATATAAATTTTATTTGCAAGAGGATAAGATGCGATAATATGATCTATCACTGCATATGGCCCAACACGCAATAATGTTTTATGAAATTTACTATAGCTGCTACTGCGACTGCCAGGACCACTGCAGGGTATTATTACATTGTATTTCATTCTAATAATTTTACCATATTGCTTTCATAGTTTGAGTTAAAGATAACTTTGCTTCCTGCAACTAATCTAATGTTAGATTTATCTTCGAATCGTTTAACAGTATCATAAGTTATACCTCCGTCAACTGTAACATATCTTTGTGTATCCGACAGTGTGTTCAAATCGTAAAAAGCATTTTGAACTTTGATACCGGGGTTGTATGCCATTAATAAAAAATCATTAACTTCTAGACTATCGCAAATACTGTCAATTTGAGCAATGGTATGATACGGTTTAAAAGCAAGTTTCAATCTAGTGTCTCTGCTTAAAAAATCCATACAATGTTGCTCACTGTGAAAACTTTCATAGTGTGCATATATTATATTAGCATTACTCTTTAATATATCATCCCAAGCATTGCTGTTGGATTGTATCATTGCGTGAACATCAACATGTGTTGCAAAATGTTCCATTGCTTCATTTATAGATTCCGGATGTGTTCCTAGTCTAGGAACAAATTGTCCATCCATAAAATCCATATGCAAACTCATACTGTATTTTGTATCTAGTTGTTCATACGTTGATTTTATTACAGGCCAGCTAGCACATATATAACTTAAACTTAACTGCATAAATCTTTTACCATCTCCTCAGTCCATTCATACCATTCATATCTCCATTGGTCGGTAATAAGTGTTTTAAAACTTTGTAAACTGTCATGTATGGGTAACTCATACACTGTAAAATCATGATCTAAGAAAAAATCTGACAAAACAGATTCTGGTTGTTTATTATAGTTTGTTCTTTTGTTCCATGATTCGTTTGGATTAAATTTATTTACACCTGGCATTCTTTTGATAGGGTCAGCATTGACCCAATTACTCCATTCACGTCCCAAAATTTTAGCACCCTCACCATCAAATCCGTGCCAATAGTCATTTGCCATCCATTGTCCTCTAATTATTCTTCCGCCTGGCACTAATAGTATAGGACTTATGTCGTACAAATTATTAAACATATTGTGTGATAGTGTTTTATTATGATGATTTCTAAATTTTGTAACCAATATATTTTCTGCAAATCTCCACAATGTGTTGGCAGGTCTAAGGTCACTATCCCATCTTATTCTAAGTACTACACTATTGCGAGTTAAACTTTCAAATAAATCTATGTTATCACGGTATGCACGTTCAAAGTGCAACATTTGACCTACCCAATAGGGACTATCAATGGATTTATTGTATCCTAATGCACGCCATGTACTTTCCCAACTGTTTGTAATTTTAAAAGGATCTGTGTAGCTAAAATTAACACTATCTACCCACTTAAAACAGTTACGTAAATATTTCTCAAATTTATCTTTTTTAATTGGTATCTGTCCTACTTTAATTTTAACGTCTGATTCAGTTGGGTGCAAACTTGTACTAAAAAACTTTTGATTAATTCTAAATGTGTTATCTTGACTTTCGATGTTGAGATTATTATCCGCAGTAACTGGGGTTTTATTATCCCAAATACCAATATCTAACCCTCCAAGACTATTATCTTCTCCAATAACATATCGATCTATGCAATCATATTCCCATGTTGAGCAACAAATATGAACTTCTGGTTTATGACCTTTTTTACTTAGCCCCCAAGATTTCTGTAGCTTATCTCTGACGTGCTTTGTTATATTATTGTTTTCATCGTCTATAGTTTTTCTTATCTGATCAGGTATACCTTTCACCCAGGATGCTGTACTAATGCCACGTGGTGCACCTACTAATACAACTACAATTTTGTCAACCGTATTTTTAACATATTGATATACTACCTCCGGGTCGCTTAAATCTTCTAACACATCATTAATACTCATTGATATATTCTCCTGTCTCAACATTGTTATAATAATAATCTAATCGCATACTAGCCGCCAATGGATCCAGTATCAGTTTATTAAAATCGTCACTGTATCTGCGCTCTAAATTTATCTTTAAATCTTCGTCGGACCTAAGGAACTCATGAACACATTCTTCTAAATAAATTTGTCGTAATATATAAGGGTTATAATGTACATTATGAGATATATTGTGCGCCCATTTGTCTTGATACTCTATCTTGTTAGTGCTCTGGTATTTCTGTATAACTGTAATCAAATCTTTATTAACAAACAGCTCTGGACAACGCTCTATAAATCCATTAGATAGTAATATATGATCTGGTATTACCAAATCAACATTGTGATAATTAATTATATTTACTTGACTCATAAACGGCCAAACAGTTTGGTTTAACTGCTCACGTATAACTTTGCTTCCAACTTGAAAAAATCCCCGAGGATGCCCTGTTATATTATAGTACAAATCATTTCTATAATATCTGTAATTTATGGCAAATCTTATTTGAGGATGACTGCTTATCGTCCATTTAAAAACATTTTTAGGATAATCAGTTGTTAATACCCAGTCATTTTTTTCGTAGTATACGTTTGTCAGATAATCTGCACTTAGCATAAACTCTGTATCAAATGTTGACCATAGTGGAACATAAAGCATGTTACTACACTTATTATACCACCCAGGGTACTGATTTGCAAATGATAAAAATTCTTGATTGTTTTTACTGTAAAGATTTATCGATTCGCTGCTGTTATATGCAGTGCCCGGAACTCTTTGTTGGTATTTCCCTTCAAGCAACACAGGCTTGTATAACTCACTGTCTGACATAGTAGTATAATATTCAAATAATTCTTGTTCAGTTTTGATATATGTTGTTGTCATTAACTGCCCTTTTAATAGCATAAATATTTATGTCATGAAAAAAATTATCAAGCTCGATCCTGAAATCAATCCTATCACAGTTAAAGATGGTAGAGGTATTATACAAACATATTATCCCACGCAATACAATATAGTTGAATGGAACTATATTGTAACACTCAAGGGTGCAGTAAGGGGTCATCACTATCATAAAGAGTTCGACGAATACATTATGTTTGTTGAGGGTGAAGGTGTTTATACTGAGTTAACTGACGGCAAAGAGTTAGTTACACCCGTAAGTGCAGGCGATTGTATTTACTTGCCGATGCATGTACCACATACGTTTTATCCTACCGCAGACTGCAAAATGATTGCATTAATTACAAAACGCTGGGATGACTGTGCAGAACCGATAACAAAGGTAACAATATGAGAATAGCTATAACAGGCGGGGCTGGATATATTGGCTGTCGTTTGAGTGAATATTTGCTTGGTCAGAATCATCAAGTTGTATGCATCGATTGGCTTAAATGGGGCATCGAACCTATACTTAATATCATAGACAACCCTAACTTTGAATTACATAATATGGATATATGTGATCCGCAGGTAGAACCTATTATACGTTCAGCTGACGCAGTAATACATTTAGCTGGTATAATTGGATTCCCTGCGTGTAATGCACAACCTGACTTAGCATACAAAGTTAATGTTGACGGAACAAAAAGAGTCATTGATGCTGGTATACACTTACCCTTTGTATACGCAAGTACTGGCAGCGTGTATGGGGCACTAAATGCAGTATGTACCGAAGAGGTTCCGCCCAATCCTATTAGCACATATAGTATCTATAAACTTACGGGTGAAGTATATTTAAAAGGCAGTAATGCTGTTATATTAAGACCTGCTACTGCATTTGGTGTTAGTAATCGCTTACGTAATGATTTGTTAGTAAATGACTTTACACGTAAAGCTGTAGTGGATAAAGAAATGACACTATTTGAAGGACACTTTAAAAGAACATTTATAAGTGTTAATGATTTAGTACGATCATTTGCATGGGGCGTTGAACGTTTTGATATAATGCAAGGACAAACATGGAATGTAGGTGACGAGAGATTGAATCATACCAAATTGGAAATAGCGCAGACAATTCAGAAGTATATTGATTTTAAAATAGATATCAACACAGAACTAGCGCATGACCTTGATGGTAGAAATTACTTTGTTGATTACAGTAAAATTAGATCCATTGGTTATACTGCCAACGAAACATTAGAAGATGGTATTAAGAACTTAATAAAAGTATACGCATCTGCATATGCTATTTGATTTTTGAAATCATGTGTTCTGTCCACTCATACCAAAGGAATCTATATAAATCAGGTTCAGTAGCTCTATTACGTGTCATTGTTCCATCAATGAAATTTAAAATGTTAGAATGTGAACCTGTATGTTTCATTGAAAACTTTTTATCTATAAAAAAATAATTAATAAGAATTTCTGGTATCCTAGTCATTTGTCTTTCTAGAGTATTATTTCTTAATTCTTCTTTAAGAAGATTGTTGTTAAACCCGGCTGATCGTTCGACTATATCATCTAAGAGCCATCCAATAAATTCTTCAGCATAGATTTTGAATCCTTGTATATTAAAGATGTGCATATAATCTGCAGAAAATAATTTTCCGTGAACAAACTCTGGCATTGATGATTCATATATTACTTCGGGACTTATTATTTTTCTCGCACTTGTTGGATTGTATAGTAAATTAGAATGATATGCCATATAGCCATCAAAGTATATACACAGTAAATTCCAAAGTGTAACACATTGTTTGTTGGTAAATAAATTATCATGGAAGTAATAATCGTAACGCATCCTAAAGATTGGCGACTTATCTGTCAGATTATCAAAAAAATCCTTTCTTGCAGCATATGCATATGCGGTAATAATGTGTAGACTTAACCAAGCTAAGTTTGTAAAATCAAATGCCCAGCTTAGGTCTATGTCGTTAACATAAAACATCGGATCATAATTTTTTTTATTTTCCGTCATATCATTTTCAAGTGATCGTTCGAAAGCATATGTTAATTCATAAGGGTCGTAATATACAAATTCAATATTATCCACAAAATCAAGTTTGCTTTTAAAATACGCTTCAATTTCAGTTTTTTTAAGTGGTATTAATCCTGTTTTAGTTCTGTCGTTGTTTTTTTTAAAAAACATAGGGAAAATATCATTTTTCTTATCATAATCAAGTGATTGAACAGGCAAACCAGTTTTCGCCATATCACCACGGGAAGCCCAGACTTGTTGGTCTACTGTATCCCACTCGGATAATACAACTGTTATATCCATTTTAGCTGGATGTTCTTCTTTAGTTTCTTTAAGCATACGGACAAAGTTATTTTCCCATGTAGCTGATCCGACATATCTAGGTTGTCCCACCAATACAAAACATAGCGTGTCAAGATTTTTATAAGCATGATTTTTAATTAATGACAGTCTGTTATCATTGGAGGGATTATACTTTTTTCTTTTAAAGTACCCCTTTATTATGTCTACAATTAATTTTAAGTCCGCATCAGTTAAATCTACCTGACCAGGTAATTGTAATCCTGTTCTAGAATAAAAATCCGTACAGGGTGTGGATCTTGCCCATTGGGTATGATATGGTTGTTTGCTCAATGAAGTATAAACAAGTCTAGTTCCGATGTTGTTTTCTTTAAGCAAATCTATTATGTGTTGCCTATCGGATTCTTCTCTGAGATATATGTCGGGGTAAGTTGGTGTAGTTAATGACAACTCAGTATCTAAAAAGTCAACATATTTCCTTAACTCGGCTCTATAAAACGCAAATATCTCTTTTTTTCTTTTTACAATGTTGGGTAGTTTACGCATTTGTTCTACACCAAACGCTGCTTGTAAATCTGTAAATTTAAAATTAAGGCCGAGGGTGTTATATGTTTCGCCTGTGACTCCCATAGATCTGCCGAAGTTTTTAATTTCCAATATACGATCACTTAGATCTTTTCTGTTAGTAACTATGCAACCACCTTGCCCTGTTGTGATTATTTTAGGTGCACCGAAACTAAAAACGCCTACATCCCCAAAAGTTCCTATATGTCCTTCTGCAGTAAAGCTACCCAAAGACTGTGCTGCGTCTTCGATAACAAAAATACCCTGTCCTTGCAATGTCTTAATTTGATTTACAGTTTTGTTAATATATCTGCCATTAATACTAGTTACAAATACAGTTTTAACATAGCCTGGTATTGCATGTAAATCTATTGTGCCTGCCTTGTCTACATCTACAATATACGGAATACCGCCTAACGACACTGCCCCATTAACTGTAGCTGCTTGTGTCCAAGCCCCTACTGCAAATGAGTCCTTGGGTTTAATGCCAGCTAGCATTGCAGCTATTAGTAACCCAGCAGTGGCACTAGGAACCATATGAGCATATGTAGCGCCGGTATATTCACATATCATCTGCTCTAGTTCTCTAGTCTTAGTATGTTCCATTATCCAGCTGCCGGTGCTTAGATAATCCATAACACTATCAATTTCTTCTTTACCGTAAACTGGATTCATATGACTATTAGGTGTTATCATGTTTTCCAAACTTTTCTATTATTGTATTCTTAATGCTGTTGTAATTATGCATACTCAATCATTGACTCCATTTATAATACTAGTTAATTGATCTATCATTTCATCTGTCCACTCATACCATCTTTGTCTATATAAGTCTGGCTCAGCTGATTTTTTTACGGTAGCTGTGCCTTCGTGAAAGCCTAACATATTAATATACATGCCAGAATATTTCATAAAAAATTTCTTTTCCATAAAAAAATCATTGAAAAGACATTCAGGTATTCTTGTTTGCTTTCTTTCATGATTATAACTTTTATATTCATCTTTAAAGTAAGCCTCTGACATCAGACCAGAAGTTCTATCAGTGACGTTTTCAAAAATCCATCCGATGAATTCTTCAGCATAAACTTTAAATCCATCTTTATTAAAAACATGAAACAAATCAGCTGAAAATAATTTACCGTATATTATTTCTGGTTGGAGTGATTCGTAAATGACCAATGGTCCGGCTGGATTCTTTTTTGCATTTTCACCAGGGCTTAGAATACTAGATCCGGTTCCAATAAATCCTGCAGCATAAATTACAATTAAATTCCAGAGTGTAGTGTATTGTATGTCGGTAAATAAATTATCATTGAAATAGTAATCATTTCTCATTTTAATTATTGGTGTTGAATCAGACTGACTATCGAAAAATTCTTGTCTTGCAAAATACCCAGTGCGATGAGACATGGGTTGACTTATCCATGCTGCATTATTAAAATCTGCCACATACTTATCCGTAAAATTATATAGGTCTGCGTTCTGAATTATATCAAACTCCAGTCGCTGCTGCAGTTCGTTAACAAACTCGTAAGGATCATAATATACAAATTCAATATTACTAACAAAATTTAATTTTTCACGTAGGTATGATTCGATTTTTTCTTTTTTTATCTTTATTTTACCTTGTTTGCTTGTTTTATTTTTCGTAAAAAATAAGTTCTGCAATGCTGTAAAGTCTAGGTCCTGGTTAAACTTAATAGAAACAGGTAACCCGGTTGACGAATGTTCATACCCCCGCATGCCTTTGTCAGTCGAATCGAATTCTGGTAACACATATGTGATGTCTATGTCAATCGGATGCTCTGCTATTGTTTCTTTAAGCATATTTACAAAATTATCTTCCCAAGTTTTAGTTCCTATATATCTAGGTTGCCCGCCTAACACAAAACACAACCTATTGGTTTGGTTAAATGCAATTTCTTTAATTGTTGTTAGTTCTTTTCTGTTATAAGGATTATACTTTTGTCTGTCAGATGTTATCATGTTTTCCAAATTTTCCTATAATCATTGATCTAATTGCCCAATACCCGCTATACCAACGTAGTTTGTAATCGTCTGAGACATCGCTATACATTCTATTGTCTGGGGACAATCTTATCTCACGTAGTGTTGCTCCAAAAACATTAACAGATCTATTGTTTACATCTACGGGTGTATAATCTAATTGATTAAAACTATTTTTAAAAAAATCGCCAAGAGATGTATGTATGTGAAATCCTAAATACTGGTTAGTTTTTATCGCTTTTTTATCATTGATATCGTGTGTGTGTAATGCTCTATTTAATATAAAGTCTTTATAATGTTTTGCATAATGTACTATACCTTCTTTGTTAAAAATCAATGATATGTCATGCGGAAATGAATGTATGTGTTCTTTTATGTCATGTCGTTGTCTTGTATACATAACTGTGGGTAATTGATAGATGTTAAAATTTTCACGTCTTAGATCTTCTCCTGTTAGGAAAAAATTTCTGAAGACATCATTATCGTCTATACTATAAAAAACATTTTTAAACAACTCAGGTGGAATTTCAACTGCGTTTGTAAAATTAAAATGTTGAGTAGCATTAAAATAAATGCCGTCATATCTAACTTTAATAACTATCGAATTAGAGTCACAGTCATCAAACATGTTTGGATAAATGCTATACGCTGTATTAACTTGAAAGTGCTGCCCGAAACCATATACGTTTTTTATGTCTGGATTTTTTAAAGTTGTTTGTAGCTCATTGAGAACTGCTTTGTTACCATCAACATAAAAGAACTGTATGGTATTCATCATAGAAAACGCATTCTTACAGTATTCCTCAAATTCGACTTTTTTTAATGGAAAATCATATAAATTATTTTCTAGGCAAGATTCAATGTTAAGATACTTTTCTTTGTCATACTGCCTTCTTCGGCGCCAGACCCAGCTTTCAAAGCTGGATCTTGCGCTTGTAGGATCTATCGTTTTATCAGTGATATTATGCAAAGGATAAAACATGTGTTCTGTGTCGTTCGAATTTTCTATAGTGTTAAACAAAGATTGATAAATGTTACCAAATCCAGACAATCTGTTACAGTTATGACCGCTTATTACTTCGTCATTCCCGTAGACAATAAATTTACAAGTGATTCTTATATTTTTATTTTTGCACTGCTGGGCAAAGCGTTTATAATGTGTTAATGCATGTTGTTCCCACTCCACTGTTCCAAAGTGATTTAATCTTCCCGCAAATAACAAACAGTAGTGATCAAAGTCATGATTTGTTTCATTAACATTGTTAATGTTATTGTTTACTGTAACATGAAAATTAGGAAAATATGTCATTATAAGTTATAATACCATCTATACGTTTCTTCAAGTCCTTGCTGTAAGCTATACTCTTGCTGCCAGCCTAAACTTTTTAATCTATCATTACTAATACTACGATTCTTAATACCTTCAGGTCTATTAGTATTATACCATAGTTTACCTTTGAAATTACTAATAGACTTTAGTGTTTCTGCAATTTCTTTTATAGTAACTTCCACTCCACTAGCAACGTTCGCCGTGTCATATGTATCGTTATTTAATATGATATCCATTGCACTAACAGCGTCCTTAATATAAAGTAAGTCTCTGCTTTGATTACCACTACCCCATATTTCTATTTCGGTATGATCTTCTTTAACTGCTGTTACAAACTTTTGCATCAATGCGCCGATAACATGTGCATGTTTACCCACACGATCACCGGGGCCATACATGTTAGTGTTAATAGCAGTTCGCCACTTTGTTCCTCGTTTGTCGTTACTTGCACGACACTGATACATACCCACTAACTTAGGCAATGCAGTAGTTAAGTAACCCTCGTATGGTTTACCTTCTAGTAACTGATATTCCATATATGGTTGATCGCCCAACTCAGGATACGAGCAAGTGCTGCCTTGTAATAGCACACGGTTAACATCAAACGCAGCACACGATTCGAACAAGTTGTTTTGTATCTTTAAGTTGCGTAGCAACAGTTCAAAGCTACGATCTAAGTCTTCTTGAAGACCACCAACAGTTGCAGCATTAATAACAACATGTGTTGGTTTGTGCTGCTCGACGTCTTGCATTGTTTGTGTTAGATCAGTATAGTCAACGCTATTGGTATTGCCGCCTGCACTGCCAACAATATGTTCAATATAATGTTTACCAACTAACCCTCGATTACCAGCGATATAATATTTCATTTTCTGATTACCAAATAGTTACTATAGTGTTCTTGTGTAGGGATATTATCAATTTGAAACTGCTTTAAATAATCTCTTGCTGGTGCACAAGATGCTATTTTATCATAAACCCAGGGTTCAGGATTAACAACAGCAATACCGCCTGGATTTAAGAATTCTTTAATGTTTTCAACAAAAAACTCCCATTCTTCTTTATTGTATACACTAAAATATGTGTGGTACTTTCCGTCGGAGCCGTGATTCTGCCAAGCAATACCAATATCGTCGCTGCCGTCGTAGTGTATAACTTCCTCTGTTTTCCAGAATACATTACTTTTCATTATTGTTATTAAGTCGTATGTTTTACCTAAATTAAATCTCACCTTAGGTCTTATTTCCAACTCACTTGGTGTTAATTTAAATGTAGACCACAGTTCGTTAAAATATTCATCATTGCCCACTCTGTGAACTGCACAATCAGTTGTTTCTATATTAGTAAATCCATTTTCTTGTAACACAAACGGCATTATACCGAACCATATACCAATATCTAACCAAGCTAAATCACGTGGCATATTGTCAATGTCAATTGCTTTCAGTGCAGTAATGTGTAAATCCCAATATTTTAAATTTTCAACTGAAGGGTCTGTTACCATTTTAAAATAACCATTAGCTGGTCTTATATTCTGTAATGTTGTCCAGTCATATTTAGAAATAAATTCCTTAAACCATGTATCAATCATTTTATCACTCATTTCCCAATATTTTTTGCACAAATCTATATCATACAACATTGTGACACGATTTTTTGTATAGTTGCTTTTGCTTAAATTTAAATCTTCATAGTATATATGTTCTACGTTTGTTTGAGAGAATTTAGAGTCTAACCAGCTATCTTCGTTTCGAATCCCATTACAACACATCCGAAATATAGTATAATCAATATTCCCTGCATCTTCTATTATAGGAGCGTCTATTGTTCCGTGCCACCTTTGAGTTTGTGTTGCTTTTGTCGCACTAAGTGCTTGTGCTATCTTATCTCGTCTGTTTAACAGATATACTTTATTCGCAGTACCTATCATATCATTTAAAATAACATCTGGAATTGCTTGATACTGTATAACTTTAATACACCAGCTGTCTAGTTTTTTTATATTTTCCCAACGAGTCTGATATGCATTTAAAAAATCACACAACCCCAAATATTCTCTAGTCTTTACTTTATTTAAATTATCATCTATTAGTAATAAATGATGTTTGTCAGTTAACGCAGGCTTAAGATTCCATGCTGTTTCCCAGTCATGACTTTCAAGTGCGGCTAAAAATTCTTTACTACAAATACTAAAATCTATAGAAACATCTGACAGTCTAGGGAGTATTAGATCTTCGACATTCATGATCTCACTGAGATCATGATCTACTGCTTGAGTCTGACAGAAAGCATGACTGCCTGTCCTAGACCCTGCTGCTACTATTATTTTCATATTTTACTATTTCTACAGTGGGCATTGCAAAAATCATAATACCCCCGGTGTTAATCCAATCTCGTTCTTTATCAACAAATAAGTCTTTGAACCCATAATTAGGAACAAAAAAAACATCTGCATTTTCTTTAGCAACGCTTTCGGGGACAATTGGTATTTTTGTTCCAACAGTATATCTTCCGAATTTATCTGCGTGTATTTCAGCAGCCCCTGCGAAATATTTTTTTAAGTCCCATATTTGCAGTAGTGTGTTGCCTTTAGTGCTAGCACCATATACATAACACTGCTTTCCCTGTGCAAGATATTTATCAAGTGTTTCTCTTAGTATCTTACCATTTTCTTTAACTAACTCAATGAATTCATTTAATGTAGATATATCTTCTTCATATGCTATGCTTCCAGAGGTATAATGTCTTGCCCAAATTTGATAGCTGCCGCCCTGTATATCATTTTCTTCTACCTTAAATATTTCTAATCCGTTACGTTCATATAGTTCGACTAAACTATCATAACTGTAATATTCTAAATGCTCATGACATATATTGCCTAAGTCTTTCATTTTAAGCATAGGTGCTAGTGTCATTAACTGTGCAATGAATACACCATCCTCTGCTAAACTATTTTTAACACTGCGTATAAAATCGTTCGGGTCGTCCATATCATAAAACATACCAATAGCTGTAATTACTTTTGCTAATCTACTGTCCATATAAATTGAGTCCCACATTGTGGGTATAATATAGTCTGCATGATTTGCCAACTTATTCTGTAAATTTGGAGCAGGCTCACAAGCAATTTTATATCTATCATTAACTATCCCGCTTAGTAGTGTTCCATCATTTGCTCCAATGTCTAATACAATATCGCCAGAATTACTAAGTTGATTTACGAACTCGGCGATGTCTAATAGATTTTGTTTAAGTTTAGGATTTAACCCGCTTTGATACCAGTAGTGTTCACCATATAGTATATTAGGATCTACTGTGTGTCGTAATTGCACTAGCTTACACTTAACGCATTGATCCAATACCAATGGCGCTAATCCTTTAGAATAGTTGGGATCCTCTGGGAAATCATTGATGTGTATGTTTCCTAAATTGGCAACTTCTATTATATCGCTGTTACATACTCTGCATGTTGTTGCTGTATTAACTATCATTTATTCTTCCCACATGTTTATAATTATGCTATCTAGACTTGGTGCATGACCGTACATTTTGCCATGTGCTAATACATAGCAGTAATCTTTATTATTAGTGTCAGCGTCCTCGAAACAAACTTCCACATTGTGTTGGGCAAGCAGTTTTGCAACTAGTACGCTATAACTTCCGGTTGTGTCAGACACTTGTGGTTTATAACTTTTACCTAATATACAAACTGGCAAGTTAGTATCTATAACACGTTTGACTAGTAGATTTGCTTGTGCTAGTCTTATATTATGTTGGTTTATAGCAGGATCGTAGCCTAGATTAAGTTTTTGATTTAACCAACTTAGCATCAAATTGTCTCTAGGATGACAAGGTCCGCCATCTCCCCAACCGCTGCGCATATACGCACTACTGGTTATTAATTGATTGCTATCTGCTAGCCATTTCATTATTTTATTACCATTGGCGTTTCCTACAGTTCTTGCTAAATCGCCGGCCCAATTAGCAAAATTAATTTTATTTATAATCCAACTGTTATATAAAACTTTAACCAATTCTATTTCTTCTAATGTCCCTGTTTTTATTTCACTGTTACTAAACGTTTTAACCAATTTCTCTACAGGAGTTGTGTCAAAATTTGAACCTAAAAACCATGCATCGGGATTAATTAAACCCTGCTTAACATCGCCTTGACTAATGAGGAAAGGCATATAAAATAATTCAGCGTCATGTGTTAAACTATTACAAGTGCCTGGACTAACAGTAGAACTGATTATAACAGGCTTGCCTCGAGCATAACTTAACGCAACTTTTAAATTATCAGTATTATAATCGGTTGGTTTATCATCAGGATCATCCCCGCTGTAGTCGGATGGCGTATCAACACATATCCAAATTATGTCGCTTGAAACTACACGATCTAGCGTATCGGTAATTTTTTTAGGATCGTATGCACTGACTGCAATGTTATTTTCTTCTAACAACTTTTTTAACACAGTTCCTATTTTTCCCAACCCTAAGATGCCTACAGTAGATTTATCAGCAATGCCGTAATATAGATTATAGTCCTCTGCATAATATGCTTCAATAAGTTTTATGTTATCACTATGTTTTTCTAAATAGTCTTCAATTTTTTTACCATACGCAGCGTCATATCGACTATCCCTATTAGGCTTTGGGTTTAACAGCACTGCAATAATCTGATCAATTACAGTGTGTCCTATAAATTTTAAATTATCCAAATCTAAATAGTAATCAATCTTATACGGTTTTAAGAAACTTGTTTGTGTTAACAAATGCATATCAACTTCATACTGTTTAAATAGATTAGTAACAACGTAGTCAATTGAATGATTATGATTCTCACATGCCCTCCAGATTTGTCCCACTAACCGTTTGACTGGGTTTCTTATCATTGTAAATCCAGTGTAGTTAGATAAGTCAATGTCTTTTTCTAATGTAAAGTTAAACTGTTCGGCAATGTCATTCATGAATGCAGTATTACCGTTACGCCAAACGGGAACAAAGAAAAGTTTTTCTTCTTGGTTTACCCATACTGCGTTTTCCCAGATTTTATTTTCAACAACACGGTGTTTAACTTCAGCTGGAGTCATTCAAAAATTCCTTTAAACTTTTCTATTTGCTGCTGTTTATAACCGTTAAAATACCAGTCGTAATTGTATGTTACAATATCCCAAATTTCGGCGGGGTAATATCTTTTATTACTATTGTAATAATCTTTAATGTCGGTGTTTAGCATGTGTATAGCAGCATTTGCTCTTTCTTTAAATGTGGGAAACAAGTCATAACTCTCGTCCCATATAGTATTGAATGTTCTAAACCCGTGTCTTTGCAATTCCAATAAGCTACCTCTATCGCCTAATACTAAAAACGGATTTCTTAATACTATTGCCCTGGCCACTTTCTCAGACAAGAATACTTTTCTGTCACTACAATTATATTCATTGACAATTTCTAAAAAACAACAGGCTGCGGCTGAGTTTAATATTTCTATCTCATTGATATGTTGTATGTCATTTATCAAATCATATGCGTTATCTAATTGCCTTTCATCAATACAATCGAAGAAAGAAAAGTCTATGTCGTCTTCATTGAATTGGTTCAATGAATTAATAAAATGTTCAAACTTTGTGTATTCATCATTAATCCTTTCATCAAAGTAATGAAAGGTAAACTTTGCATTGTCCAATAACCCAACTTGGTATAATTTATAGAATACATAGATTCTATGACTGCGTGGACGTCTATTTAAACTAAACAAAAAGTTGTTAAATTGACTTTTTTTATCATTTATCCAAGTTTGTTTTAAATTTGGTAATGTTTTAGCAATGTGCATATGTCTGTTAAACGGTTCATTGAATTCAACGATGGGCCAGTCTGAATGTTGTTTAGTATACATTGTGCTTGCTGGATGAACAAATACAGAATTATCTAGTATATCTAAATTCTTAAAATGTTCATATACCCAGTTATAAATGTCGTAGCTAACTAAATTACTGTTATTTCGTGAACCGTTTATTTCTCTCCAATTACAAAAACCCCACCAATCAGTGAAAAATAAAACAACCTTAATATCCCCTGCACGTATTTCTTTTAAGTAAGGTTCTAAGTCTTTAATAATGCCCCCGTCTCTAAAGTAATACTGCTGACTATAAACGTCATCTAGTGTATTTTTTAAATGATAAGGGGTACTAAGTAATATAAACTGTTTTCGTTTAGAGTTTTCGACGATTGCCGTAAACTCAGGACCAAGGTCTTTAAAAGTAGATGTATACAAAATTCTATCATGTGATGCTGGGTGTATTTTATCAGATATCATCTTTCCAAAAATCCTTATATTCTGGTGCAATATTTAATATACTACTCGATCTTACTCGATCCAACTTATTAGTTTCAATAATCATTTTTTCCCATTTTGCTGGATCGCCAGTTGTATTAATAACATACTCTATCAAACTAAAAATGTTCTTAGATTCCCATGGCTTTAATCCAACTAAACTTTCGCAAATACGTTCGTAACCTAATTTTTTAATTGGTTCTGGCATGTTTATACAGTCCATATACGATGGCTGGTTTACTTGAATTAAGAATGGTGCCCTCATTGAAGGCGGCAACGCCTGACACCATTTAATTAGTTCGCCTAAGTTAAGCCAGGTTAGGCTACTCATTGTTGTATGTATTTGTAAAAACAGTTTTTCCGACCCACCTAATCGTGTTTGCCAATCTATTATTTTTTCTAAGTTACGTGTAAACTTGCTCCACTTACCTGGATATCTAACATACTCATTTACTATATCAATTCCGTCACAACTTATGTTTGCATTAACGTATTTAAACTCTTTCCAAAGATCAAACGCCCTGTCTTGAAGTGCAAGTAAGTTTGTGTTAAATTGTACAGTAACTTCATGTGCTCTGCCACTATCGATAATTCTTTGCAAAAATTCATAATACTTGCTGTTGAACAATGGTTCTCCGCCTAGTAGATTAATGTGTTTTAATGTAGGGATGATTTCATTAAATATAGCATCAAACTCTGGAGTATTATAATATTCGAAATTAACATGGTAATCAACTATGCCCCAGTAGTTAAGTTCGGGATGCTTTTTAATATCTTCTGCCCATAAGTTACTGCTCCAAGGATTACACATCCTGCATTGAATATTGCATTTGTTACCCAATGTTATTTCTAAATATTCAATTTTAACTTCATGCTTGATTGTATCGTCGGCAATACCGAATTTTTTATTCCAGTCATTACGATAGCTATGACCTCCTCCATCTTCTACTATCCAACAACGATCACAAAACTTATGCTTTTCGTTATTCGAAATATCTTTTCTAAGTTCTAAGTGTGATTTACTAGATACTAACTCTGTTATCGACTTTCCGCTAGTCACATTGTTAAATAGCCAATCGTTACTTGGGAATTCTGGATGATGGTAATTGTAGTTACAGCAAGGACGTACTTGCCCTGTAGGGTCGATGCTTAAATGATTGTATGCTAGCACACAATATGATTTATTATTCATTGTTTACCAATCTTTAAATTTTGTAATATATATGTCGGTACCACAGTGACAATATGACTTAGGACATATGACACTTTCAGGCAAGTCTAATTCTAATTTAGAGTCATATAAGTTTCCCACACGAGGCATAACCCCGCAGCTACCCATATCAATATGACCTTCACAATTAATGAAAATGCTTTCCATTGGGATCATGCATTTCCAACCTTGGAAAAAGTTTCTATTTTCAGCTACCAGTCGATTGCAGTTAATAGGCTGAATTAACCCATCGTCATAAATCTCTATGCTACCTGAAATATCTGCTGCTTTTGCCGGTACAATCGATTTAATACTTTGTTCTAAGTTTTTTTCTTCTAAAAACTTTCTGTGATCTTCATTTTTATAAAAGTAAGGTCTTGTAGTAAAACTAAGTTCTTCAAATATAGGAACATATTCGATGCGCCAATTTAAATTTTCTTGTTCGCACTCTGCTTTAATACGATCACTGAACGTAATAACATCGTCCCATCTAGGCTCATGCATCATCATACGACCGCAAATATAATTTACTTTATCGCTTAAAAACTTGTATACAGTTAGATAATGTTCTGTATCTACAAACTCTGGATGATAACTTGCAACTACATCGTCGAATAAATCTACATGCTTTTCCCACCAAGCTAACGGATTGCTGAGGTTAGTATTAATAGCAAACTTAACTTGTGTCATGCCGCTGTTTTTAATATGCTCCATTACTTGAACAAGAGGCTTCCAATATGTAGGTTCGCCACCACTAAAAAATACCTTTAAATTAGTATAGCCTCTGCTAAGTTCATATTCAATAACTTTGTCTAATCCACGTTTAATTGCATCAACATCTAAATTTAAGTTACTGCCACTCCAATTGCTTTCATTGCAATAGCTGCACCTAAAGTTACATAAGTTACTTACTTGCCAGGTGATATTAACAAACGGTGCGCCATCTTGTACTATTTTTATTAATTTAGACATCCCACTTACCCGAACCTTTCCATGCATATTTAAAACTAAAATCAGTATGTCTAATTGTTGCAAACTCTAATTTTTCTTTTTCAAACCATTCAGGATCATGTGCATTCCAAGGATCTTTAATAGCTAAATCTGTTCCCTTCCATGCAAGTTTCCTTGCTCTGGCCGCAGCATTACTGTTTGTTCTACTAAAGTCTACAATACCCCATACTGGCCCCCAAGTGTCGATATGAGTATGTAGATTGCCATATTCATCTGTCCACTGCGGATCTTTCCACTTATAGTCTAACTCTGTTTGTCGGTAATCCCATTTAAAATCAGCAGTCCAGTTTCCGTTATCATCAATTTCAAAAATGTATTCTGCTTCTAGTGGTGCAGCATTTCTAGCGCCCCATTCAGCATATTCCCATTCGGGCTTAAACAACAGTTTAAGTTTATATCCGCCACGTGTTCTCCAGACAACACGCAAGAATGGCCAAATTTCATTAACTAAACTATCAGCAAAATTACTTATATTAGGTTTAATTATGTTATAATCAACTGTAGCGTAATCATACGCAATTTCATTTATCTTGTTTGGATCATTGAATTCTATAGTGTAATGGAATTTAGCTAAGTTATGTCTAGTAGGACGTCCACATTCACGATTTGTTACTAACAAGTCTGTAAATATGCTAAACGTTTTCATTTTAATTAGCTTGTGTACAATACTAGCGGTAAAATCTTCTTTAATCCAATGATCGTAATAATATACGTCTGCTAACCCAAATTTCTTTAGATTTTGACCTACAATAGTATCAACACCAACGTTAAATCCAGTACCCTGTCCTATACTTGCTAGTCCTTGATTTCTAACTCTCCAAAGGAATGTAAATGTATCTTCTAACATCTTAGGAGTTTCATTGGGATAACCTACAATCCAGTTTGTTAGCGCAACAATACCTACTGCATTTCCATCACGGAAGTTTGCTTCCATTTCTTCAATCTTAACTTTTTTATCCATTGCATCTAGTACTTCTTGTGACCCACTTTCAGTACCATAGTTTAATGCTTTACAACCACCATCTCTTAACGCTTGATAATATTCCAAATCCATTCTACCATCGCAACGAGCATACCCTGTCCAGTGTATGTCTAACCCCTTAGCTTTAACACCTTCTACAAATGCACGTAGTTCATTTAAGTTACCATTAACTAAGCTATCAGTAAAGTAAAAAACATCAGTACCATATTTGTAATACATGTGTTCTACTTCATCTAATGTACTAATGGCTGTACGCTGTCTATACTTGTAATAGTGTGTTTCTTCACAGAATGTACACTTAGCAATACAACCACGACTAATAGCACATAGCGCACCATTGGCAAATCTATATTTTGTAAAGTCAAAGTCGCTATAATCAGGATAAGGCAATGTGTTTAGATTATATCTAACATCTTCATCCTGACGTATGATTTTTGTATTGCCGATTATCTCCGAATACTCAACTTCTTTTGACTTTTCTATTTGTTCGATGATACGTAGTAGCGGCTGTTCACCTTCGCCGTTAACAACGTAATCGTAAATGTCTTTGGGTTTAAAATAACTATAATGAGTACTGGGACCACCTATAACTGATTTACAGTTAGGTAACTGTTCTTTAATTTTAGTAATCATATAGTCAGTTGGTTCTTCGTTACAGTAGTATAAACTAAAACCAATTATGTCTGGGTTAAAGTCCACAATCTCTTGTATTTTTCTATCTAATAACGGTTTAATTTCGTGATGCAATTCTTTCCAATATTGCTCGCCAATCCAATGCCAATCTCTGGGACCTTCCCATGGATCATAATGAACATCCCAACCTCTAGTAGCAAAGTCATTATATGCTTCTACGTTCAAATCAAATGCTTTACATGCGTATCCTGCAGACTTAACAACACCTGACAGTTTAGCAATATTATAAGGTGGAAATCCCGGATCCCATTCAGGACACATCCCAAGTACAACACGAGTTTTACGATCTACTTTATATTCAATATCAATATCACTGAGCCCTTTTTGCACAGGTTTGCTAAATCTTTCCATTACTCGCATAGTTGCAGTACTACGGTCTTCGAGCAATGTTCCTTCAGGTCTTGGCGGCGGATCTACTTTATACTTACGAGCTTGTAAGTCCCACCATTGTAATTTTTGTTCAGTCATATTATCTAGGATCCAGTTTTGCTAATTCAGGAAAAAATTTCTTAAAATCTATTTTTCTGTGTTTAGATATTAATTCGTTGTATTCGAAGAACTTGTGCCATTCTTCTGAATTTGGTTCTTCGATTGAACGCAAGTATGTGATTGTTTGTTCTATGCCGTATTGATACCAAAAATTCGGAGACTGATTTTCACTCGGACCTACAAAATCTTCTAATCTATTAGCAGCATCATATCTCAAATCAAGTGGCATGTTTCTAATATTTAACTGTTTGGGTTGATCTAATATTATAGGGCTCCATATATAAAGTCTTTCTTGTTGATCTTGCATGCCAGGAAGCAAATTGTTTTGTGACTTGCTCCACCATTTTCTTTGATTTGCAATCCAACTAATAATTTCTGGCGCTCTATTATAATTATATGTTTGCAATACGGTAAAGTGTTTTATTTTCCATTCAATAGGAAATGTTTGATATATTGCTACTAAATTATTTTCTACATGTTGCCATTGGGTTGGATATCTAATATAATAGTTTCTTTCTTCAATATCGTCAATACTAATCTGGAACTCTCCGCTTTTAAATCTACTCATGGTAGAAAAGAATTCTTTATCCCAATTGGTTAAATTAGTAGTCAATGCAATATAACAATCAGTATTACCAGTATCTAATATCATTTTCATAATTTCAGTATTCTGTTTAATAAGAGTTGGTTCACCGCCCGTTAGATATAATCTCTTTAGTGTAGGAGCAAGTTGCTTAATACTATTAACAAATACATCGTTTTCCCACCAGCGCCAGTTTGCTTTATCTGCTAAATCAATTTCTTCTTTGAATTCTTTCTTTGCCCACTTGGGTAACTTATCATCCTTAAGCATACGCTTACGCTCGTCATATATTCTATCACTACTTAAACTCCAACAACTGTTGCAGCGCAGATTACAAAAGTTACCCAACCTAAGTTCAAGACTTGATGGCAATGGGGGTAGCTCTGTTTTTAGTTCCTTTATATTTAAGTTTAAATTTTTGAACTCGGCCCATGCACTTTTGCGGCTACTGTTTAATCCCATATCTTCTAAACGCCAACATACATCACATGCAGTGGGTCTTTCGCCATTAAGCATTTGTCGACGAATATCTTTCATATATTCGCTTTTCCAAATTTCTTCTATTGAATGTGTTCCAAAATTTAACTCGTTACCGTCACTATCTTTTACATGAATGTTTTCATTAATACTACAGCATAGTTTAACACTACCTTCTGTATTACTGTTTAAATTCATGAAAGGATAAAGACAAAACGTGTTACTCATTTGTAATCCTCTAAGAAAACTAATTCAGGCAATGCATCCCACCATTGTTCATTTCTAATAACATCCCAACGTTCTAATTCTATTAGGGTTGTTTTAAGTAAAGAGCTGTTATCTTCTTTATTCATTGAATCTAATATCCCTGTAGCACTACTTATCCACCCGTTTTTTGTTAAATCAAACGAGTTAGATTCTAACCAAGCAAAGTGATTTAACCATTTATTAGTTACTTCGTCTTTATATTTCTGTGGTAATACACGGGTAGAAAAGAAATCAGGTTCTATTAGATTATTGATCCTAAAATATGTAGGATCTGACAATAACCCTAGCTCTAACCATTCTCTATGAAATTCTGGTAAATGTAATACATTCATCATGCTAACTGTGGGAGTAATTTCAAAATAAATGTTAGGTACTTGCTCTAACATAGTTTTTCTATTTTGAACAATGTCACTCCATATTGTGCCTTTTCTAATATACTCTGCCCTTTCATAACTAGCATCCAAACTTGCTGCAACATTTACAGTTTTAAATTGCTTCCATAAGTCTAATATGGATTGTTTTTTATATATTAAGTTAGTAAAGTTAGTAGTGTAGTTAATAGTAATGTCATTAGCACGACCTGAACTAATCCAATAATTCATAATATCCCAATGTTCTGCAGTTACTAGAGGTTCACCACCAGCCCAGTATACTTCCTCTACCGTATCCAATAACGGCCATAGTTCTTTTAAAAAATTTGGATTATTTTTTAGCTGTATATACTTCTGTTCTGCATCATTGGGATTTACTTCGCCAAATGCTTTTATAAAATCATCATACCAAACAGTACTAAATGTTGGACCACAACTACGACAGCTTAAATTACACAAGTTACTAAATCTAAGATCCATATAAACAAAGTTAACATCGTGATGTGTTCCGTCAGGTAAAGTATCTGTTACTTTAGAAAAATGATGCGAAAACCTGTAATTCATATTCTTTCTTAGTGTATAAGCACTAGCATCAGATTCAAGTTCGTAGCAGCGTTTACATGCAGAAGAAGGTTGATCACTTGACATGTTTTTTCTGAGAGATTTAGCTAAATCACTATTCCACAATGCACTGATTGATTGTTTATTTGTATTACCATAATCTTCTTTAGTATCAGCTAAACAACACGGAAATGCTCTGCCATTTGGCCATACATGCATATGTATCCACGGGGCCATACAAAAGTTTTTGCTTTCGGTTAATAGGTATTCTTTATTAAAGATCATATTTTTTCAAATCTGCTAATTCTGTAAACACATCATAAAAGTTTTCTTTTCTTACTGCATCTATTTTATTATTGCTAGTTATAAATTCTTTTAGTAATACTTCATTAGTTTCTTTAGCCCACATAAATTTGATAACTCCAGTTAATCTATTGTATAGATCTGTGGTTGTAAAATCTTCATTATTAGGTTTAAAGAACTTTTTATCAATCCAATCAACATAATCTAACCATCGTTGTTCTACTTTTAGTTTTAGATTAAATGGCAGTTGCTGTATTCTCATAAAGTCTGGTTCCATTAATGTATTTAAGTTAATAGCATGATACTCAACAAGTCCTTCTTCAATCCATTCTTGATGGAAGTCAGGTAAATGTAACACGTTATAGATACTAATAGTTGGAGATATAAAGAATCTAGTATCCGGACATTCTGCAATCATGTCTCTACGATTTTGCACAATATCTTTCCATACAGTGCCTTTTCTCATATATTCGCCACGTTCATAGCTTGCATCTAAACTAGCACCGACGTTAACATTTTTAAATTTATTCCAGTAATCGAATACATGTTTATTACCTAATTTCATTTTACTAAAATTAGTTGTATAACTTATTTTAACTTCGGTATTACCTTCTTCTAACCAAGTGTCTAACATCTTATAATGTTCATTGGTTATAAGAGGTTCGCCGCCTGCAAAATATGCGTACTCTACTTGTTTTATTAGTGGTAATGCTCTATCCCAAAAATCTTTAGAAAGACCCTGGAATGCTGATCCGTTGTGGTTATTCAATTTTACTGCATCATCATACCAGCTAGTGCTAAACGCAGGACCGCAGCTTCTACATTTCATGTTACACAAGTTATTAAATCTTATATCCCAGTACAAAAATTTAGGATCATCGTGTGATCCATCATCATTTGTTTGTTCTACTCTGTCCCAATAACGATCATGAAACTGAATGTTTAACTGCTTTCTTAAACCCCAAGAAGAAGTGCCGGTTTCAAATTCTATACACTTTTCACAAATATTAGTTGGACGATCTGCTAGCATGTTAGTGCGCAGAGTTTTCATCATATCACTATTCCATGCTTGCTCGATTGAAACTTCGTTAAGATTTGCCATCCCAACTCCTTCGAGTAATCCTTGTGTTTTTACTGCACAACATGGAAATGCTTGACCGTTAGGCCAGGAATGCATGGTAACCCATGGTGCCATACAAAAGTTTTTACTAGATGGTACTTGTTCTTTTTTTATCATTAAAATTCTCTTATAAGTATATCATCTCTGTATAACTTAGTTGGGTATTCGTTAATATATCTTTGATTAATTAAGTTTTCACCTAATACAGCATGATGTAGGAAAAAATCATCATCTAAATGTATATCACATTGTGTTGCTGACGTCATAATTTCCTTTACATACTTATTATAAAATCTAGCATCGAGTGATTCTAACTCGCTGCACAGTTTATAATAATCTTCCATTTCTGGAAAAATTTCTAAGAAATTAGTTCCCCTACGTTTATCGGTCTCTTCAATAAACAAGAACCAATTTCTTCTAGCATCGTCTACATTTACCACATCTAAGTAAGCGGGCGAATCAATTTTGGAACGATCTGTTTTAATGTTATTCCAATAACTGTTAACTCTAGACCACGCAATGCATTCTTCTTCAGAAAAATACAAGTAGTAATGATCCTCATAGTTTGTAACATTCCTTAATGTTTTAACAACATTGTTCCAACTGTTTTTATTTATGAAATCTGTAATTAACCTAAAGTACATATCATAATTATCAGGTAATCCAACTAATGTCCATTGGGCGGGTTCAGTACAATGCGGAATATCAAATTTAATGAAGTGATGATTTTTATGTCCTGTAAACTTTTTTCGCCATTCTAATACCTTTTGTAAAAATTCAACATAACTAGTTACTGACATGATGTTAAACGTATTCATTATCGTAATACCAGAGAACAATTCTCTAGGATAGCCGTTTAAATTAGACCAAATTGTTTCCATGTTTTGTTCAAACAGTTTTAAATCCAAGCCGCTTCTTGTATAAGACGCACGTGGCCCCCAGCTTTCCAAACTAGTAAATAAATGGAAACGCTTAATCTTTTTTTCGTCAATTAGTTTTTTAATTTTAGCACAAAATCTTTTAACTAATACGTTCTTAACATTAAGATTACTATTCATCTGGAAGACTAAATCTGGACATGGCTTTTCATCAATCATGTCAAGGAACTTCCAAATACTTTGCTGCAATAACGGCTCACCACCTGTTAGCCTTAACACTTTAAGTTTAGTGCGTAACATAGGCCACCAGTTCCAGAATGCTTGCAAGTACGGGTTTTTATCTTCTGGATAAATCTGTTCCCATAGTTTTTGTAGCTGTGGGGCTTTGGGAAACTGTCCATGTGTATCCATTTCTTTCATCCAAGCACTGCTAGCTTTTGGGTGACAGTATGCACATTTCATATTACATTCGCTACCAAAACTAATCTCCAAATACGTTGGGATATAATTATGATTCCATCCGTTCTTTAAGATATCTTCGTAAGCAGTCGGAGTCATCAGTAATTCGTTTTTACTTTTAATAATGCGATCACTTAAATGATCTTCGCCCATGTCTTCTACTCGCCAACAATAGTTGCATTCTTCTGGACGTTCACCATTCATCATTTGTTGTCTGCGTTCGATCTTATGCTGTGTATTATGTAAGGCAGCAGGATTATTTTTAATTTCTTCCAATGGAATGTCATGTGGCGCCGGATGATAGCAACTATGTGTTTGCCCTGTTTGTAAATAAATGGTGCTGGACAAAAATTTAGCAGTACACATTGTGTCCGAACCAAATTTGGTTTTTATTGTTTCACGTTCGTTTTTATAATCTACATCATTAAACATTGTATCTATCCTTCCAGGTCTTAAAGAGTTCTGCATATTCTGGAAATGTTGCAGAGAAATCGGTGTGCCGTCTTGTATCATGTGCAGAAAAAAATCTTATAAAGTTTTCTTCTGCTTCTGACTTTTCATTTGGATCACTAAACCCCTGTTTCATAAATTCAATACTCCTGTCAAATCTTTCAATTTGATGGGGTTTAAATCCAACCCAACGACTATCCCTGCCTTTGTCTGTATTCTTTTTCATAAAATCTAAGCATTCATCTGCATAATGCCAATGCTCCTGTGGTGTTAGCTGTAAACTTTGCCACAGCGGATATCTTAGCATAGGGGTATCAACAAACACTCTATGATAACCGTAAACTTTTAAACTTCCGTCTGCTTCTCTTCTTGTTTTTTTAACATTATGTATTTTTTGTAGATCTAAAATACCCTTCATTAATTTCTGAATAGTTGGCAAACTCAGTATGTTAAACGTCACAATAAATGTAACAAGACCCTCATCTACTCTTGTAAGATAATTATTGATGTTATTCCACAAATGGTCAAAGTCTAAACCATGACGTATGTATTCGGCTTGGTCACCCCACCCGTCTAAACTAACAAACAATCTAAACCGTTTAAGTTTTTTATACTCACTAATGAAACTTACTTTATCAACAAATTGATTCCATAATTTATCAGGTACACTTGCATTAGTGGTAACTGCCATTTCCAACTCAGGTCTGGGATTATCTATAACATAATCTAATACTCTAAAAGTATTTTTATCCATAAGTGGTTCGCCACCTGTCATCCTAAAGTTTTCTAGCTTCGGATAAAGTTCTGGCCACCATTTCCAAAATGCATCAACATATGGATTATGTTCTCTATTAGGAATAGGGTAATGACCTATTTGTTTAAAATAGTCAATACTGTTATGTGGTACAATAGTAGGATAAGGTCCGTTTT